ATGGACCTTGAACAACAAGTATTAGAAGCAAGTAGGCAGATCTCTACTGACAGCTACTCGATGTCAGTTGGGGAATTTATATCCATGTATAAGGGTGGCGAGGTCGAAATCCACCCAGATTTTCAACGTTTTTTCCGATGGAGTGATTTTCAAAAATCCCGCTTCATCGAGTCGCTTTTGCTGGGCCTTCCAGTACCACCATTATTTGTAGCACAGAATGCGGATTCTACTTGGGACTTAGTGGATGGTCTCCAGAGAGCTTCAACTATCCTGCAACTCACCGGTGACTTAAAAACTCGCGAAAAAACCCTAGCCGACCCGCTCGTTTTAACGGCAACACGCTATCTTCCTGAGTTAAAGGATAAGGTCTGGAACTCACCAGACGACCCAACCCTCGAACTATCTTCTGAAATTAAGTTGAGGATCCGGCGCGCGCGCCTGGATGTGAAGATTGTTTTATCAAAAAGCGATCCAGAGAACAAATTTGAGCTCTTTGATCGACTTAATACTGGCGGATCTGTAGCGACGGAGCAAGAGGTTCGAAATTGCATGTTGATCATGGCAAATAGAAATTTCTTCACCGAGCTTTACGCAATGAAGAATGTTGCGGAATTTCAGAATAGCTTGACTCTCACCGAAAAGCAGATTTCGGAACAGTACGATGTTGAGTTAATCGTTCGGTTTATGGTGTTGCGACATATGGACCAAGTTGCGCTATCAAAGATGAATGACCTCAACAGCACGCTCACTAACAGCATTTTGCAACTAGCGAAAGACCCTAACTTCGATTGGGCAACCGAGAGAGAAATTTTCAGTAACACCTTCAAAACTCTCAATCAGCTCTATGGGGAAGACGTGTTCCGTAGGTGGGACACTAAAAAGGGAAAGCATGTAGGTCCATTTTTATTGGCTGCGTTTGAAATATTTGCTCTTGGCTACGCCTATAATTTTGAACATGACTCCGTGCCGGCGAACCGGGCCGATCTCGAGACGAAGTACAAAGCCATCTGGGCAAGTAATGGGGCAAGCATATCTAGTACTGGTCGACGCGCCTCCTCGCGCTTAGCTGAGACTGTAGAATTGGGTCGGAAGTACCTTACGACATAATGAAGATCCGCACAACTGATGATCTGCTTACCGGTATCGAGGACGCCTTAACTTGGCGACGGCGTGAAATTCATAATTTTAGATCGGCGCTCTCAGCCAGTCGACCATCGCTCACCCCACACTTAGGACGGGCCGGCGTTGTTTTGGCATACTCGCACTGGGAGGGTTTTGTAAAGGAAGCATGTGCTCTTTATCTGCAATTTGTCTCACGAAAGCGCCTCCCATTAGACGAGCTGGCCACTAATTTCGTGGCATTGTCGTGTATGAAAGCGCTTCGCGAATCGAGCCTAACAAGATCACCAACGCCCTATCATCAATTGGTTGATTTTTTTCGCGAAAATTCTAAGGATGTCAGTCAGATCCCGTATAAAGATGTGATTGATACCGAGTCAAATCTCAGCAGTGAAGTATATTTAAAGCTTTCGATCGCACTGGGAATTCCTCTTGATGACAATTTCGAGCTCAAGAAGAAATTTATAGATAGGAGCCTTTTGAAAACTCGTCATGCAATTGCTCATGGCGAGAAATTTGACGTCGACCAGGCTTTTGCGAAAGAAATTTTAGATCAAGTTGAATCACTCTTGAATAATTTTAGAACAGCTGTGGAGAACGCGGCTGCGCAAAAACTCTACTTAAGAAGGTAGGACGCACAGCGCAGAAAAGATTCAGTTACATTCGCCCATGATGCATGGGCGTGTTCTCCTATGGGGAGATGTGTACTTCTGGTGAAGTTACGCCGAAAGCTACGCCAGCCTGCTTAGTCGAAGCGGATTGACCATTCCTGGAGAAATCCTTTGCGAGCACTCCCGTCGGGCCATTCCTCACCCTTCAACAACATTATCGAGCCATGCATGGTGACGAGTTCCGAGTGATGAAGAGTGAGCAGCGGCTCGCACACTTGGCTGTCTGGTTGTTGTATTTGCGCAATCTTCACGCCGGCCACCGTGTGTTGCACCAGCTCGCCCTCCACCGGAATTGCCGAGGCTATTTGATGATCGGACATCCGTCCGTTTCGATCTCGAAGTCGTTTCACTTTGGCCCGCATTGCCAGAGTGTAGCATTGTTGAGCAAGGTCAAAGTCAGCCGCCGCCAGCGTGCTATGTTCGCCCAATGGACAAACGAACTGATCGATTGGCGGCCGTCCAGGTCGACCTCGCAATAAACATTGCCCTGGCGTTCGGCGCGGCCGCCGGCATTATGTCGCTGCTCGGCCAAGGCGTTCCCGTCTCGGTCTTACAGCGCGTGCTTATCGAGGGAGGGCCTCGTCGAGGGGTTCGCCCAACAGCCGCTCCATCATCGCCTCAGCCGGCTGCGACAGGTGGTGATCGCCCGCAATGACAACCAGCCGCGCGCCGGCGTCCTTTCGCTCCTGGTGAACGGTCAGGACGTGGCCACCTCCGCCGGGCGTGAGGGCGTAGATGTCGAAGTCCATCAGGATACCTTCTTGACCTTCTCGACGGTGCGCAGCGTGCCCAGTCCGAGCATGCCCAGCAGGATGGTGCTCATCTCGCTAAAGTCGAACTCGGGAAGCACGATGGGGTGGCCGGCCATGGACATGAGCACGGCGGCGCTGGGCCCAACAACGAATTTGAAGGCGAACGCCGCGGCGCACACCCAGCCAATGGCCGGGCGCCAGCCAGCGACGAAGATGCTCTGGTGCTGAGCCTCGGTTTTGTTCACTTCCATCTGGCCGGTTGCCATCTTCAGGTCGGCGTCGAGGTAGGCCAACTCGCCGCGCTGGGCCATTTCCATGACCTTGACCTTGGCGTCCGCGGCTGCCTGCGGATCTGGGAACACGCGATCGAGCAGGTTGCCCAGGGCCGGGATGAGAGCTGCGAGTGCTGGTGCCATTATTGGACTCCTACGGCGGTAGTTGCGGTCTGCCAGGCCTGAGCCCAGGTATGTGGGTGAGGCTTGCCTGGGCGCCAGGCCTCGATGTATTGCGCCCAGCCTTCCTCGGGCGTGGTCGGCAGCTTGTCGGGCAGCGTGTAGACCAGCAGGCGCGCGGCGATGGCGGCGATGATGTCGTGGTAGCGAATCGCCTCCCAAAGGCCCTGCGGAGTCGCAGAGACCTTGAACTCGGCGCATAGGCGGCGCATGCACTGGGCCACCTGGAAGTGCGTCAGAACGCCCTGGCAGCCGCCGTCGGGCTCGAACTGCCAGAACGACGCCGCTGGGCCGGCCTCGCCCTTGCCAGCGATGACCTGCCGACGGTGCGCAAGTGCAGATTCCTGCAGCGCGATCGCGAGCAGGAACCGGCGCGCCTCGGGGGTATCGGGGATTCCGCAGTAATGGAGCTCCTGGAGAGCTGGAATAATCGCCAGGTTGAGCAGACGCTGGGGGGTCATGTCAGCCCCTCCAGTGGGTGATGACCCAGGTCAGCCCGCTACCGAGCGAGCCGGCTGCACCACCAATAAGCATGAGGATACGCCAGCCGCCGCGCGCCTCAGCCAGCTGTGCAAGGACTTGATCGAGCTTGCGGTTGAGTTCGGCCTGGCTGGAGCGGAGGTCCGAGACGGCCAGCTTGAGGTGCGCGACCTCTACTTCGATCTGGGCGATGGAGATCGCATTCTGTTGTTCAGTCGTGGGGGTCACATTATTCTCGTGGTCAGATACCCCGGCATGACACTCCACCGCGTTCTCGCGCCATGAGCCACCGGGATTAGCCCCCAGTCTCACGGTTATATCGTCTCATTTCTCGGAAGAATGAGACGATTACACTATGGCTCCTCAGCTCAAGGGCGCTCGTGCGGCTGAATCTCATCGTCGAGGATCGCCAACGCGCGGCCTGGTGAGTCGAGCAGCCCCATACTCTCGAACGCTTGCACATCGTCCCGAGTACCGGCGCGGTCGACATCCACATAAGTAGCAGCGGCGAGATCGGCTTGGCCGACGCGGACCATAGCTGCACGCTCGCGTTGCGCAAAGTCTGCCGCTGGATCGTCGATCGCCGCCAGCTCGATACGTACTTTCTCCGACTTTGTGAAGCGGTTTCGGAACGCGAGCACGGTCATATGCCGGATTTCCGGCGGAGGCGGCTCGTTTGCTCGCGCCTCGATCTCAGCCAGTTCTTCCGGAGTCGCTTCGCGGTACTGCCCGCTGTCGAGAATAAGGGTGCTCATTAGATAACTCCTGCTTGATTGCGGTAGCCCCATACGCGTAGCTTGCCGCCGGTGAATGTTCCCGAGGACACGTAGATCTGGAAACCGCTGATCGCGGGCAGAATGTCAGCCACAACATTCCCCGCGGCTACTTGATTATTAGCTGCCGAGCTTCGCCAGTGCATTTTCCCGAACAAAGCTTTACGGGAGGTGGTTGCGTTCGCGTTAAGAAGTTCCATCTCAAAAGCGGGGGATGCTCCTTGCGCGAGGGTGGCCCCTGGCGTGAGTGCTATAGTCGTATTTGCTCCGCTCACAGGTCCCTGCCCCGTCGTCATGTCGCTGTAGACGGCGGCTTGCTGCGCCACCCCTGCAACCCCCAAGCGCATGTGAAGATTCACATTCGATGTGGACATGGCCGGTTCGATAAGCTGGATCTTGTATCTGTCGTATTCAGCGCTGAAAAGGTTCAGATAGTTGATGGTACCGGTGCCGGATATGGAGTCCACCGCAACCAAGCACACAGTAGCGCCGCCCACTGGGGTATCACCCTTGTCGCCGTTGCGTTCGATAAACACCATGAGCGCATCGCCGTTGGCAAACGGATTTCCACCGCTACCATTACGATAAATGACAGGCAGCCCGCGAAACCCTGAACCAGGCACCGCCCCGGTCACGTCGTACAGCACCCAGCGAGATGGGTCGGTTTGCTTTACGATGCGGATCGACCCTTTCACTGCGCTCGTTACGGCGGCAAGGACGGCATAGATGCTATCGATGTTCACGCCGCCAACCATCTGATGATCGATATAGATCACTCCAGCAGCGCTTTGATTGGTTGCGTTGAAACGCAGCTTTCCGACACCAGGGTCTGCATTTACGGTCGAACTGTCGAAAGTGAACGGGAACGAGTAGGCACCGCCGGCGGCCAGCGCATTGACCTGACTTATCGCAGTGCTGACTTCATCAGCGAGCGCACGAAGCTCGGCGGCGTAAGCGGGTAAGTCACGAAAGTAGTTCCCCATTTTCCGGTCGAATTCTGGCTTCGGCTGCGACCGGTGCGGCAACTCGGATGGATCAGTAAATTTTGAGACCATTTATACACTTCCTTCAATTTGCAATGACATGTCTGACTTGAGTAGTCCGGGAATGACAATGTCGAAACTCACGTACCGACCAAAAACAGCCGTCGCACCATATGGACCACCGATCCAAACAATTGGCCGCTGGCGCAATTGAAATAACTTCCGCTGGATATAGTCGATCTCCCCATTGTTCACCTGCACATCAACATTCATTTGCTTCGCGTAATCTCTAAGTTGTGTCTTGCTCGTTCCGTCGAAATTGAAAGTCGTGGAGGAGAAATCTTTACCACTCGCGGACAGCCCATAAAGAGAAGGGCCGAAGTCATCCACGAGACCGATGGCAGCCATGCCGCATTTGGCCACGCCACCTGCCTTCCTCAGCACTACGGTGACAAGGGCCGCAGCATATGGAGGCATAGCGACCGTGAAGTAATAGTCGGCGCGGTCAGCTGGTCGGAAGCACCAGTCGTAATAGCTGCTGCTACCACTAGCGGTAACGAGACTTATAACTTCCGAATAAACCTTCCCATCGGACTGATCAACAACGACCAACTCGATTTCGTCTGCGTCCACATTGCCCAAGTAAAGTCCCTCACAAATCGATTGCGGCGACAGGACAACGACGATCTCTTCTGGGTTAGTGGTTTGCGTGTTGTTGTACTCATCGAACATTGCCCAGCGATTAGTCTTCCCGCGCACATTCCACGAAGCCTCATCGGTGAGCAGCTTCCCCTTGTTCGCGTCAATGAGCGACTGGTACACACTGTGCGTGACTGGATCGCGAACAAGCGCGTCCTTTGCATAGGTCACAGCCGCGTCGTACGGCGGCTCTACCATCGGGACGTTCGAATAGATCAGGCCAGCGGTCGGGCCGATCACGTCAGCAGCGCGGATTCCTTGTACAGCGCCGCTCGTAATGTGCGATTCATCGCGATCACCTTCGACCAGCATCGATCCGAAGATGAACAATCCGCTTGCCCCATCTCCGATAAAGCTTGAATTGTTCGTCACCTGGTCGAGCAGCGCGACCCGGCAATAGCACGACACGTCTGTGCCCCCCAGAGTGAAAATCTGCCTGACACGCCACCACCCATCTGGCAAAGCCTTTGCTGAGAATGATTGAGTCGCCTCACCGCGAGCGGTCTCAACTACAAGTTCTCCGGTGCCGGCATCGAATATCGCGATCACAACCCTTTGCGTTGTCGGACGCGAATAGATGGAAAACTCTACCTTCTGCATTTCGGCAGCCTTGATGTACCAAAAGCGCGTGTAAGTCTTGGCCGCGTCGATGGTTGGGACTTGCTCAAGATAATGCAGACCTGAGGAGGCTTGCGCGATCAATTTGACCGCGCTCATCTGTCCGTTTGGCCCCCTGCCTGCGCCAGGCGCCGTATCGGAGCCGGGGCGGTTCCAATTTGCATTGAAGCCATCTGAGTAGGTCAGCACGTTCCGTGCCTCAGGTTCAATCAGTGCATACGGCGCCTTGCTCAGGTCGGACGGGTCGTAGGTCACCGCCAGCGTATCTGCCGGCACCTCGACCAGCGTGCCGGTTCGGTCGTACACCCATTTGGGGGATGGGCGCATGCACGCCGCATCCCCCAGCGCTACTGGATCAACAATAATCATTGCAGGCGTTCCTTCGGCGAGCCAATCTTTTCCCACCGATCAAGCAAGTCAGCGGTCTGTTTCGAATACTTCGCGACGGCGAGAAGCGCCCGATCCAGCGCCTTCTGCTGCGCATCGTTCTGCGTGCGCAGCTGACGGACCTCCTCGGCCAGGGCGGCAGAGTTGTCGACCGGACTGCCTAAGCGAGCCATGAGGTCGCGCGTCTGGCCCGCATTAAAAATCCTGGCTGGGCCAGTGGCCTCCAGCTCAGGCCCGTTCTCGCCCACGATCCTCCAGCCGCCCGAGTGATCACCACCAGCTGCATAGCCTGGAATCGTCTGCTTCTTCTTGAACTCGTCGCTTTCCTTGAGGCCTTGCTCGATGGTGTCGTACGAGACGCCAGCTGCCGCACGTCCCATCCAGTACTGCAGGCCCGCTGCATCAGCGTCGCGGCCGAAAGTCGACTTGTAGAGCGCCTTGATCTTCGCCTCCGGCGAATTGCTGATGGCATTGACGATGTCAGAGATCGAGTTCCCGGCCGCCGCACTGCCCTTCCAGTACTCGAGGCCGACGGCGTCCGGGGCGCGGCCAAGCGCGCTCTGGTACGCATCGCTGATCGACGAGACCGCCGCATTGATCGGGTTGGCCTTCGCGCCGAGGATCGCCGAGTGGAGAGCCAGGATCGCGTCGCGGATCGACAACCCGGTCGTGCTGATCCCCTTGAGCTGGTCGATCTGCTCCTGCTCACGTTCCAGCATCTGGTCGTACGACGCCAGCTGGTCTTCCAGCGTGTCCAGCGTGCGTTCCTCGACGGTCAGCGCTTTATCCGAAATCGATGCCAGGTCGGACATGTCGTTGCGGGTGCGGTAGAAATCGGCTTGGTAATCGGCGAACGAAGCGAACTGGTCGCTGGCGTCCTGCGACAGCGTGGTCAGCACGGCCTGCAGCTTGTCCGCGTCCGGCAATCCACCGCCGGCCCGGGCCAGTTCGAGGAAGCTTCGCAGGTCGGACTGCGCGCGGGCGCGCTCGATCGCCTCCGCACCGGGTCCACGCATGCCGTCAATCGTGCTGCGCAGGCTGTTCGACACCGCGCGGATCTTGTTCGCGGCCTCGGTATGGTTGGCGATCTGCGATTGCAGCGCCGCCTTCTCGCGCTCGACCACGCGCTGTAGCACCGAGAAGGCGCTGTCGACGTTGCCCATCAGGCCGGCGGCCACCTGCTGCGCCGCCTGCGCCGCCGCGGTTGCGGCCTCGGCAGCCGAGGCTTCCGCCTGCAGCGACTGGATGCGGTCCCACAGCGGCAGATTGCTCTCGTGGATCGCCGCGCGCTCCTTCGCGAGCAGCTGCTCGCGGGTCATCGTCATCTCGTCGAGCCGGTCCTGCAGGCTCTTGCGCTCGTCGACAATCTCCTGCATCGACTTGGTCAGGTCTTCGGTCGCCGGGTACACCTGGGCGAACGCCTCGGCCAGCGACATCAGCGACGTGTACTGCTTGGCGCCCGCCTCGGTCGTCAGGTTCATGCCCAGGATGACGTTCTTGAACTCGTCGCGCGTGTCCACCCAAGCCAGGCCCATGTCGGCCAGTTGGCCGACGACGTGCTTCTGGACTGGCGCCAGGCGCTCGGCCTCGGTCAGGAACTCTTGCGCGAACGTGCCGGCCTGGTCGGCCAGCGCGCTGATGCCACCGGACAGGCTGATCAGGCGCTCACGGGCCGCCAGGCTGTCGATGCCGGCAGCGCCGACCGTGCGGCCGATGGACGCCATGATCGCGTCGAGGCCGGCATAGTTCGACGCCACGCGCGCAAGCGTTTCCAGGTAGCCTTCCCCCACCTGCTGGAACTGCTCCAGGCCGGCCACGCCAAACGCGGCCAGGTTGTCGCCGACCTTCGAGAAGACGGCCGACAGTTCCTTCTGGATCTCGTCGTCCGTCTTGCCCTTCAGGCTGACCTTGCCGATGTCGACCACGAACTGGCTGAGCTGCGCGTTGAAGCTGTCGGCGCCCAGGCCGAGGATCTGGCCGGCCTCGTACACAGTGTCGTACAGGGACAGGAGGACGCCGGTGATCTGGCGATTGCCCTCCGCGCCGAGCGGCGCGGTTTGGGTGCTGGTCTTGTCGCTACGGAACCAGCCGCCGTCTTTCTTGATGTCGGCGTACTGCATGGCGGCGAGCGAGCCCGCGGCGATGCTGGAGAAGTTCGTCGGGTCGAAGGTGAAGCCGGTATCCTCGACGGTTTGCTTGCCGCCGAAGACGCTCCCCAGCGCCTTGCCGATGAAGGTCTTTCCGATGACCGCGCCGAGGGCAGCACCCAAGGCCATGCCGACCGGGCCGCCAAGCAGCATGCCGATCTGGCTGGTGCCCATGCCAACGTACGCGCCACCCATTGCTCCCAGCACGCCGCCACCGAGGGCGCCACCGATCCCGATCGCTTTCGCGTCGAAGACGTCCTTGTTGTACTCTGATCCAAAGTCACCGGTCACGCCGGTGGTGCGCACCAGTAGCGAGGCGAACTGGCCGATGCCCGACTCGATGTTGCGCAGCGAGATCAGCATCTCGTTGCTGACGCCCAGGTTGTCCTGCGTCGACTGCTCGATCTGCGAGAGTGCGCGTGCGATCGAGTCGGACTTAGCGTCCGAGCCCAGCACGGTGCCGGTGCCCTGCGACTTCTGCCGGGACTCCGACAGGCTCATGCCGCCGCCGGACACGCCGCCGATGGCGACGCCCAGGCCGGCGACGACGGCGGCCATCGCCGCCATCCGGCCGAAGGCCGTGTAAGGGTCGCCGCTGCCCTGGTTGAGGACCGCCGCGATGCCCTTCGGCACCAGCTCGGCCATCGTCATCGCCAGCTCGGCGGCATGAAAGACCTTGGAGACCGTCATCAGCGTTTGGTAGCCGCGGCTCTGCTCGCCAAAGAAGCCGGCCGCAGCACCCGCCATGTCGCCGTAACCCTGCATCCTGTTCTTGGCTTCCATCTCGTTGAGGCGCGCCAGGTCCTGCAGGTTCTGCATTTCGGTACGCTGGCCGGTGGCGAGGGCCAGGGCCGCGTTCTTCCGCTGCTCGTCGATCTCAGCCTGACGCTTGCCGAAGCCGTCCAGCGAGGCGGTCAACGCGGACAATGCCGTGCCGGCCCCGCCTAGGGATTCGCGCAGCGCCTCGCCAAAGGTCTGCGCCTTCGCCGGGTCCAGGAACTCGTCCAGCGACTCGGCCGCCTTCCTGCCGGCTTCCATCGTCTCGACACTGCTCAGGGCCGCTGAGCTGCGCTTCTTCGCGGCGATCAGCTTTTCCAGGTTCTCGATCTCGTCGAGCGTGAGCCCGGTCGATGCGCGCTGGGCCAGCTGCTCCTCTAGGCGCGCGAGTTCGAGCGAAGCGATCTCGCTTCGGGTCTTGCCGAAAGTGCGCGCCAGTTCTTCGTTGCGGCTCGCTTCCGTCTCCGCATCCTGGATCGTCTTGGCCGCGGCAGCGGCGTATTCGGTGCGGGTCTTATTCCAGCTTGTGAAGCCTTCCTCGGCGCGCTTATTCGATTCGATGACCTCCAGGTTGGTGACGTACTCTTGGATCATCATGTCGACGTGCGCGCGCTGGACCGGGCTCAGCTTTGCCTTCATCGCAGCCAGCTGCTGCGCGAGGTTGATCTGCTCCTGCTGGCTGGCCGCCAGTGGCGCACTGCTATTAATCTCGATCCTGGTTTGGGCGATCTTTGCCTGGATGGCGCGCATGAGGTTCGCGTATGCATCGGCCTGCCGTTCAGCATCCTTTGACTCTTCGTCGCCGCCCTTGTAACCAAGCGTTTTTTTCGGCTGGTCGGTCACGTCGTCTGACCCAATGGCATCGCCGACTCGACTCGCAATACGCTTCAGGACCGCCTGCTCAAACTGGTTTGCCGGCTTATTCCAGAGGTCGTCGTACTTTCGGTTGGCGTCTTCAAGGATCGCATTTCGCTCGGCAGCGGCGTCTTTGATATCCTTGAGAGGCGAGCCACCGCTCAATAGCTTCCTTGCCATATTTGCTGGCGTCGCTGCCCAAGCGAGATCGAGGTCTGCCGCGACGACCTTGAAGCTACTCGATACTGCCGAGAAAGTTCGAGGCAGTAGCACTGCGACATCAGCTACACGCGCCAGGCCAACCGCGAGATCGTCCGCCCAACCTGCGATCTCACCGCTGTTCACTAGACCGTCTTCCGCCCGGAGCACGTCGGAGAAACCGTCAGCAAGGTCGGTCATCGCGGGCAATGCAGCCGTGAGGATCGAGGTGAACACTTCGTTCGTGCGGACACCAAGCATACCCATCTTGTCCTGCAGCGCCGATGCCTGGGCTACCGCCTCCGCCGAGGTGGTGGAGAAACCGTCCACGTTATCGGCCAGGTCGTTGAAGAATGGGAGCAAGTCGGCACCTGACTTGCCGAACAGATCTGTAACGATCGCCGCTTTCGCAGCGCCGTCCTCATAGTCCTGAAGCCGTTTGGCAACATCCACCATCACATCGCTCGGGTCGCGCAGATTGCCAGCGGCGTCCTTCGCAGAAATTCCGATGGCGGCAAGTGCCTTTCCCGTTTTGCTCGATTTCTCATCGACGGTCGTAAGGCCACGCGCCAGTTTCACGAGCGCAGGATCTACGCTACTAGCGAAGTCGACCCCAAACGCTTGCGCCACCTTTTGAATGCGCGACAGGCTCTCGACGCTGGTGCCGATCTTCTGCGATAGATCGTCCAGCTCACCCATCGAATTCATCACTTGGCCAATCTTCGCGCCAAGCGTAGCGAGCGAAATGCCCGCGATTGCAAAGCCGGCCACGTTCCCGATGGTTGACTGGAGGTTGGAGTAGCGGTCGCCCAAGTCCCCGATCTGGCCAGAGATGCGCTGCAACGACTCGTTGTTCATCTGCCGCAGCGCGTCACTCACGGTTACGATCCTGCGCCGACTTTCAGCGGCGCCATCGACAACCATTTCAATAAGTGCGCGTGGCGTTGCCATCGTCTCTATTCCTTAAGTCTTGCGTTGACGCGCCCACTCCTCCAGGCACGCTCGTTCCATCATTTGAATCAGCAGAAACATCTGCTGCCGCGCTTTCTTCTTCATCCCGCGCATGCGCAAGCAAGTTTCGACACCGGGATAGTTCAAGCCTGTCGCCCCAGCCATGCCCGCGTTCCACTGCGTTTGAACGGACAGCCAGAAACCGAAGGCTTCATCGTTCTCCGGCCAGAGCCAATACTCGTCCTGCTGCAGTTCCAGGCCTCCTTCAGCGTAGAGACCTAAAGCAGCGAGGGCGTCATTGGCCCGATCCGTATCGGCGCGCTCGTTGTTTCCAAACTCAATTTGGCCGCGCGCCATGAGGCGCACGACCTCGGTTAGTTTTTTGCAGTGGCCGATACCTGTTCCAGGTAGGTATGCATGATCAGCAGCGGCAGGCCAGCGTTGTCGAGGAGATCGTCGAGCTTTTCGGCGGTGAACGGGACCGCGTTGCCATCTGCGTCCAGCATGCTGTCCCAGCCCTCGGCGACCTTCTGGACGAAGCCCTTGACCTCGCCCTTTTTGTCCTTCATGACTGCGTCGATCTCGCCCTGGGTCAGACGCTTGCAGTTCAGAACGAAGTCGAAGTGCACCGGATCGCCGTCTTCACCAGGCAGGCTGCCCTTGACCTTGACCGGCAGTTTGTTAAGCTTTTTCAGAATGAACGCCATCGCGTTTCCTTTCAGTGTGAGTAATTCGTTACAGGCAGACGATGCGCCATTCATCGTTGCCGTTGACCGGCATGAGACGCACGTCGAAGCCGATCAGGCGCTTACCGTTGAGTTCCGACTTGCGCGGATTGGTCAGCTGCGCGGCGGGCGCGAAGATGATGGCCTTGTTGCCGGTGGCCGTGCCGATGGTGAAGCCCAGGCTTTGCGTTTCGTTCGCCTTGACCTTCTCCATGAGCGCCACTTCCTGCGCTGCGGTGAGCTCGAGTTCGAGCGTTGCCGTCGACTGGCGGTCCGAGATGTCGACCGTCTCGGTCGTGAGCATCGCGCTGAAGTTCACGACGTTCCCGAAGTTCAGCTCCAGGCCAGTGCTGTTGTACACAGTGCCGCCAGTCAGCGCGCCAGCCGCATAGGTGCAGCCCAGCGTGATGTCGATGACGTTTGCCTTGGTCATAGCGACCGGCTTCTTCCAGGGCGTGAAGGTCGGCGCGACGTTCGGAGTCGCGACGATGCCGCCGTCCAGGCCGGTCCATTCGAAGCGCAGCATCGGGCGTTCGCCGATCTTAGCCGACAGGGTGCAGTTACCCATTGCGCCCAGCAGCTTGTGCAGGACGCCGTCGTCGTAGTAGTACTGGGTCAGGGTCTTCAGGGCCGACGACACTGGCGTGTACTCGACACGCGCCGGGGTAGTGAGCTGGCCTTCCGCTGCCGCGCAGCCCAGCAGCAGCTGGCCCCAGGCCGGCGGCGTCGCAGCCGTGCCGGAACCGGCCAGCTCGACCGCATACGACACCTTGACGCTGCCGGGACCAACCAGTTGCTCGCTGCCGCCGAAGTAGCCACGGATCAGCGCGCGGTCGATGCCCTGAGCGTCCAGCGGCGTGACGGTGGCTTCAGAGAGCAGGATGGCGTTGGCTGCGCCACTTGGCGCCGCGTCAGTACCAGGAGTCGTTTCCACCTTGGCGGTCACGACCGTGTTTTTGATAAGGCGAGGCATCGATTACTCCTGGTTCGGGTGAGCGGCCGGTTCCGGCTGCGGGTTGATGTCGATCCACTCCCAGCGCACGTCGTCGAAGCGCCATTGACCGCCGCCTGGCGGTGGAGGGATGTCGCGAGCCGGCGTGGCTGCGACGGGTTTCTTTTCGAGATCGTTATCGGTCTTCATGATCAATTCAGGTTGCCGTTGTAAGTACGATGTTCGGCGGCATAGATCAGCCGCACCCATCCGGTTTTCTTTCCTTCGGCCGTGTTCTCGGCCTCCAAGCCAGCAAGCACCAGGTCGTCCACCAGACCGCCGAGGCTTGGGTCTTCTGCCAGCCTCGCGACGACGCGCTCGAGTAGCGGGTCGACAGCGGCGTCACCGCTCTCGGTGACGCTACGTGCAAAGCACTCGACGGTGACACTGGTCGACCAGTCGACGGGGGCGCCCTTAATACCACCCTGCGCTGGTAGCGCCCGCTCCCACTGCACGTTGACCGCCTCGACCTCCTGTTCAGGGACTGGAGTCGTCCGTGCACGATGGATCGACTTGCACACGGGCGGCTGCGCCTCCAGCTTTGCTTTCACGGCCGAGACCACTTGGAAGAATGCGGTGCTCACTGCGTGCACTCGACGATCAAGTTGGTCAGGCCCGTACCGTCCGGCTGATCTTCCACGATCACGTACGGCACGCCAGCGATCGAGATCCGCTTTCCTACAGGCTCGGCCATCACGGCGTTCGAAGCCACCTGGACCGATGGACTGGTATTGGCCGCGCCAAATCCGAGAGAGTCGGTCGAGCTTGGCTTGCGGAAGACGCCGGGCACCAGCACGCCGCCGATCTCCACCTGGACGTTTGCCAGGTGGTTCAGCACCATGCTGTTGGCGACGGCTTCGAGGTTGGCGAAATTCACGGTGGCGGCTTAGCGGATCACGCCGTCGAGCAGCACGGTTGCGCTGGTTTCGGTGCCGCTCTTGGGAGCAGCCGCCGCGCCGACCAGGACGTTGTTGGTCGCGATCTTGGTGATCCGCTTCGCGGTGTTGTCCCAGTACACCTTCTCGCCGGTGACGAGGGTGTCGGCCGTGACCGCACCCAGGGCAAAGATGCCCTCGCGGACGATTTCGACGGGAGCGCCCTGCAACGCATCGGTCGCAGCGACGCCGAAGATTGCCCCTACCAGAGCGCCTTGGCCGCTGACGAGGTTTGCAGGCGCAGTAACGGTGACGACCTTGCCGGGCTGAATGAAGTTCTTCATGATGTGGTTTCCGTGATAGGTGGTGACCGAGCCGGCTTACTTGCCAGCGCCCTTGTACAGGCCGCGGTGATCCACGGCCTTGGCTGCGAAGTCCAGGCGGCACTTCCAGGTAACGCCATCGACTTCGAAGCCGGCTTCGCTCTCGATGACCGGGCCTTCAGCACCATCCAGGTAGCAGTACTCGACGGTGTCGATCTGGCTGTTGCTACTTGCCAGGTACCACGCCGCGTCATCGATCGAATCGAGGATCGGCTCGACGATCGGTTCGACCGCGGTGCGGCCGCCGGTGCGGAATTCGTTCACGTCGCTCTGCTTGGCCGGCACAAAGTTCGAGCTGGTCAGTTGGTAGGCATCCTGCTCCAGCGATGCCGGCACGATCAGGAAGTTTGGCGCCAGGTTCAGCTCCTCATCCTGGAGGCCTTTCTGCAGGCGCATCGCCGTACGGCCTGCCTTCAGCGCCGCCAGGGTCAGTGCCGAGCCGGCGCCCGAGCCACTGTTCTTATGTGCAGCATCGAACAACTCCTTACCGTCGCCCATCATCGGGTTACCGGCCAGCTGGCTGTACACCAGGCGGTTCTCCAGGCGGCTGGAGCTCGCGCCAAACGCGGTGACCAGGCGTTCGAAAGCGCGCAGGTCGTCGTTGACGATGGCCTGGCGGGACAGCGACACCATGCGGCCGTAGGTCACCAGCTTGTAGTTGTCACCACCATCTTTCATCGTGCCGTACTTGAACTCGCCGTGCTCATTGGTCTGGAGCAGCTGCGGCGCAGTCGAAAGCTGGACGATGCTGATGTTCTTGAAGTCGGGGGCGTTCGGCGCGCGGCGAGCCCACTGGGTGTAGGTGCCGAGGTTTTCCTCGTAGCCGGCGCGCATGCGCTTGTTGGCAACGTTCGCAAACAGGTTAGCGAAGTCGCTGGTGCCATGCATGCCCGAGCGGAAATGCAGGATCTGCTGCGCCAGGCGCATACGGTCCATGCCGCGCGTGTTGACGCCAGCCGATTCGAGGAACTCGCGGCCAATTTCCAGCAGGCCCATGCCACGGTACTGGCGACCATTGTCGGTCAGCTTGGCGCCGGAATAGACGCGGTGCATGATCGCTTCCTCCATGCCGGCCATGCGGGTCTCGTGCTCGCTGCCGATCAGCTGCACGCGCACGTTCTGGTGGCCACCGCGGGCCGCATCGTTGCGGGCCAGCTCGTCCAGCACTGCGCTGCGCGCCTGATCGACCGAATTGCCACTGCGAATCAGGCCGGCGGCCAGATTGCTGACGCCGTGACGTGCGCACAGGTCGGTGATATCGGCGGCACGGGTCACCGCTTCTTGAGCAGCACGGGTAGCCGCGTCGGCGGCGGCGGGCGCCCCGTCCTGCGCGGTGCCTGGGGTATGTGCCGTATCAGCGGCGCGGGTAACGGCGGGCGCAGGGTTCTGGGCGCCCGAAGGGGTAGCAGTTGGCATGTTGTCTTCCTGGTTGGATGGAGCGGTTTGGGCGGGCGCCCGGGTGATGAATTCGCACGGCATGCCGTTGACCGGCGCGCTGCGCGTGCTGGCCTCGGCGTCGGCCGGGACGGTGACAAAGCTGATTTCGAACGGCTGCCACCGCACGGCCCGGTAGAGGTCCATGTTCACGCCATCGGTGCGGTCGATTGCGCGGGTAATCTCGAAGGTCGTGATGTTGTAGCCGAACGAGATCGAACGGATGATGCCGGCCTTGATATCGGCGACAATGCCAGCCATCTCCGGGCGCGTCGACAGCCGCAGCACGGCGCGGCCTTCGCCATTGGCGATGGTGCCGCTGATCGCGATGCCGATGATCGACTGGACGCCGCCGTGCATGCGGTGGTTGTCGATGACCTGGACAGTACCGGCGTCGAAGCGCGTCATGTCAACGGCTTCCGGCGTGACAGCCAATTCCTCCTCGTACGGCTTGTCGGTCCACCAGTCATAGCGTCGGACCCGCGAGCCGGTCGTCCACACTACTTCGATCGTGTTGTCGGCTTCGTTGTAGGTGGTCGGCACCAACTGTGCTTCGCGGGAGAGCGACGGCATGTTGCGCGGATCGGTTGCCGAGCGGGTTTGCGGGGTAGTAGTGGGCGTCGTCATGCAGCCCACTCTACGTATTGCACTGTCTCAATTCTCGGAAAACTGAGACAATTTTTCGGCCGCGCTACTTTTCGGGCTTGGAAGCGTAGTAGCGTCCGCCTTCGAGGACCATGCTCTTCGCTGGGTATGCCAGCGTGACTGGCGGCTGCGCAGTCTGCGCGCTGCTATCTTCCTGCGCCGCCAAGTCCGACGGAAGCCGCTTGACCTGCTCCCGCACGATCTGGTTGTCAGCAATGTTGATCATCAGGGATCCACCTCATTGAACCAAGTTGTTTTGTCGAAGCGCTCGCCGTTCGCGCAGGGCACTCGCGCGACCCAACGCCAGTCGTCGGGTAATTCGCCGTCGACGCCGCCAAGCTTCACGACCACGAAGGTGCGTTCAATACCTTCGATTGTCGCAATCTGAATCTGCGCCTCCTCCAGAACTTCAACGCCATAGGGCAGCGCGACAACCTCGCTCTGGACCGCGGTCGTATTCCGATCCCGTAGTTCGTCCGTGATATCGGCTGCGTAGTAGCTGATCTCGTCCCGGTCCCTGTCCACCTTCCATTTTGAACCGTCCTTGATTGGTACTTTCACATCCATCTGTTTGACCCTTATCCTTTTTCCACTTCCTTCGAATACGACGACCCGGCTACCACTTCCTTCGAACACCACCACCCTGCTTCCAGTCCCGCCGAACACGACGACGCGAGACGAATGCACCTCTGAAATATCGAGCGCTGTCGCCGTCCTGGCCGTTGCCGCGAGCGCCGCGCCAGCGAGGATCGACGAGAGAGCACCCTTGACCGCCACGCTGGACGTCGCCGCAAGCTTGGCGCCGGCTAATATTTTCGATAGGGATCCTTCGATGCCGTCTGGACCAGGCGGCTCGGCCTCGACGAAGGCGCTGGCTGCGAGCACGGCCGGCGACAGGGTCTTCGTCAAGCCAGCCGTCGATGCGAGAGCGGCCACGGACGCTAGGGTCGCCGAGTTCAGAACGCTGGAGAGCGCGGCCCTGACTCCCGTCTGAGCAGCGCTGCTGATTGCTGCTGGCTCCAGAGTCGCGCTCAGCGTGGCAGCAATCGAGGCGGCACTCTCTTCGATCGGCTCGATCGCGAAGTTGTCGATGCGTATCTGGTTTGCGGACGCGCTCGCCATCCTGAAGCCGGCATATCCGGCATCCGTGATGTTGCTGTCCGTGATCGGCCCGACCACGACGACGCCGTCCAACAGAACACTGAGCTGGTCTCCCTTCATGCGAAGGGTCAGCTTCGGCTCAGCGAAAGCGGGTGCGCTGTAGGCGACCGAAGAAAGGGTTACCGTCGCCCCATTGATGAACCGCGCCAGGACGATACCGGAGCTATTGTTGACGATTCGGGCCTGGTAAAACGTCATTGCCGCACCGCCTGGTCCGGCCATTCGGCCGCAAACCCCAACGGAAGGCGTTCCGCTTCCGCTGGCGAAATACAGTGAGGCACTGACGTCGTAGTCGGCCGTCGGCGGCTGTACGTCGCCACGGCAATAAACCGCGTTGTCAGTGGTGCTCTGGTAGACGCGACCACCGAGCAGCATCGCTCTGCCAGCCTGGCTAGTCGACTTCACCCAGTTCGCAGAATATGATTCCAGGAACTGGTTATCCGGGCCATCAAACGCGTCGAGAAAAAGCGGGGTCGCCATGTTTTATGGGTGGTTGGAGCGCCAGGTGATGTTGTCGAGGATTTCGCCGAAGGTCGCCGCGCTCGTAAAGTCGACGTCAATCCTGCGGCGCGCCAGCGCATCACGCATCGCGGCAGCCGCTGTGGGGTCGATCTCGGCCACCAGGGTTTCGCGCACCACGAACGGCAGCGCGTCGAGGCGCGGATCTGCGGCCATCACGGCCAGCACAGCGTCGCTTGCTGCGGTGACCTCAACCAGCCCCCAATTATTCAGCGGCATACCGTTTGCATCCGATGGCATCGACCAGGAGAAGTTGGCCCGATATTCAGCGGGCACGGGACGGAACTCGTCGACGTCTGCCTGCCCGGTGCCCAGGATGTCCGTCAGGTAATAACGCTTCATCAGGCGTTCGCATCAGTCAGCGTGAATGCGGTAACCGAGATCGCCTGGCCTTGTGCCAGGTTCAGGTTGTCGACCGTCATGTCGGCCGTGGCATCGCCGTTAACGCCGACCTTGCCCTGGTGGTGACAGGTGGTGCCGGTCGTGTCCATGATGGCGAAATGGCCGATGTTCGTGCCTGCGCCTGCCGCTGCGGCACCCGCGCCGGACCAGCTGCCAGCGAACGCTTTCGAGCCATTTGCGGCCTGAGCCATCCAGTCGGACGGCAGGGCCAGCTCGGCAAGCAGCGTGCCTGAGCGCGCTGCAGCGCAGCTGGCCGGCTGGCCTCCGCTGTAGAAACGTAGCTTTGGCGATGCGCCAATAGTCTGCTCGATCGCGTCAAGACGGGCGTTTCGCACCGCCACGGAAAATTGCTGCGCCATAGTTCTTCCTTAAATTTAGTTTGAGCGTCATCACGCGGTCTGCGACCCGCGTCATGCGGGCTGGGCAGCACCGTCATCCTTGCCGTTGCCGGTGGTCGGGAGGTTGCCACGCTGCATGAATAGCACCACATCCAGAATGCCCATTTCGCGCAGCCGGTCGATATCGGCCTTCATCTCAGCATGGACGACTTCCGGGTCGTAGCCGCGCTGGCGGATCTTCTCGCTGATGCTGCACAGGCCAGCCGCGATCTCGGCCTGGTCGGCCTTCACTTCTTGTTCCGGATTGACGTAGTCCCACTTGGGCGGGCTGAAGTCGACCGCCTTGTCGGCCACCTTGATCAGGCGTGCCAGGTACGCATGTTCGACAAAGGCGTCGTGGATCGGGACCAACAGCTTGGGAATGAGGGTCAGCCATTGCATCTGCCGTACCGAACGGCGGAAGTCCAGGATGCGCACCCGCGCGCCACTGAAATTGACTTGGTTCAGATCACCCGTCATCAAATGGTACGGAACGCCGATACCGGCGGCGATCAGGTGCAGGGCAAACTTGACGTACTCCACGTAGCCCGGCGCAGCCTTCGGCTCGACGACGGTGAAGTTTAGCCCGCTCGGCATCCCGAAGATGTTGCCGCCGCCCAGCTCGCCCAGGTCACGTACGCCACCGCCCTGCGCCTCGCCCGCGCCCCCCATCGACGCCGGATTGTCCATCGCATTCATGTCCCCACTTGCCAGGACCGACAAGCGGCTTTCCAGGTTCTTTCGCGCGATTTCGGCGTCCTCATACAACTGCAGGTCGCGCACGCGGGCGATCACCGGGGCGAGGCGAGTGAAGCCCCGCCCCTGGCCCGGGCGAGCCGGGTTGAAGAGGTGGATGATCTGGTTCGCAGGAACGCGCTGGCTTTGCGCCCGGCCCCGGGCGACAGCGATATCGCCCGGATGCTGGTCCCACAGGTAGTACGCGGCGACAGCGCCCAGCATGTCGTACTCGATTCCGTTGACGATCTGGTTGCCATTGAGCGTGCCCGAGCGGGCGCTGTCGAGCCAGTCGATCTCAAGCAGCTGAAGCTGAAGCGGCACAGGCAAGCCATCGGAGGCGCGGCGTGTGCGCTTGCGCACCAGCACCTCGCCGTCCTGCTCCATGGCCCAGTATGCGGCCTTGATCAAGCCGAAGTAGTCGAAGCGGCCATCGGCGTCGCACACCTTCCACCAATCCTTGAGCAGCTGGTTGATCCGCACCCGCTCCGGCCCGGTCGCGCGGGGAACGATTCCCTCGCCGACGGTGGCCGCGACCAAGCCGTCCAGGCCCGCCCAGATATAGGGGACATTCTGCACCAGGGCACGCGCCTTCACGCGCAGCGTGCGGGCGTCCGCTTGGTGATCTGCATTGGCGCTCGCGCCGGCGCGGCGTGGACGCCAGGTGTCGCGCGGGCTGGCCGCCTCATATGCGCGCTGCAGTTGGCGACGGGCGAAGTGCCGGGCGATGCCGGCATGCGGGTTCACGTAGCCAATGATGCGATCGATGATGTTGCGCATCAGTCGCCCCTGTGGGTGGTGAATCCGAACCGGAACACGCGCGGGCCGCGGTTTTGCAAACTGCCGTTGATAACGCGGGCAGCGTGCTCCCGCGCCTCGATCATTTCCGCAGTGCTTTGGTAGACGACGGTGCGGCCATCGAACGTCACCGACTTTGCGCCAGAGGTGATCGCGGCATCGAGCGCGTCAAGGTCATGTTGAGAGATAGCCATGCGCTAACGGTAGCGACATGACTGTCTCATTTCTCGGAAAACTGAGATTACTTTTTGCCGCCGGGGGTCTTGATGATCCGGTAGACGGACGCCCTGCTGATGTTGAGCCGGCGAGCGACCTCCGTCGCGTTGCGCCCATCGAACAAGCGCAGGACTTCGTGCATGATTCGATCGCGCTCCGCTTTCGGACGGCGCGGAATGTACGTCTCGATTCCGGCGAACTCCCGCCGCGCCATCTGCTTGAGCTCGGCTGCGCGCTCTTTCATCTCCGGAAACTCGATTGCGATGAACGCAAAAATCGAATCGATCAGGTCGGGATCATCGAGCAGCTCCGTACTCACCACTGTCTCCCGGCTGGCCGGCGCGGCTGGGGGGGTAGGTTCGATTGCGGTTTCGGTTTCCATGGTTCTTGTGCTTGTAGTGGTGCTGTGGTTGATACAGGTGCAATCGGGTTGGTGGTGGAGGCTTCGGCGGCAGCGGGCAGCGCGATCGCCGGCGGCTCACTGAACAGGTCGGGCATGCTCGGCACGACAATCTCGCGCACTAGCTGCCACTGGTTGGCGGTTTTCTTGTGCAGCCCCAGGTAGTGCGCCGCAGCCAGGTTGTAGACCATCAGGTCGCCGGCCTCGTTGCGGTCGTTCTTCTTCTTTTCCCACACACGCACCTTGCGGCCGCGCTTCCATACCGTGACGCTATACTCTGCCGTCAGCTGGTCGTAGTATTCGTCCGGCAGGCCTTCCGGGAAGTGGGTGGCGCCCGGACCATCTGCCCGGCTGTAGCGGCTTGCCAGGTAGTCCTTCGCGGTGTCTGTACCGATCAGCCACATCTTGGCGCCGTGCGGCATGACCTTGCCCATCCAGTTAACATCGACCAGCGTCGGCTTGACTGCGAGGATCGGCTTGTTCAAGGTGGATGCGCCCTTTACCGCATAGATGTGGCGGTGCTGGCGGGTGCGCGTGAAGTTGTACACCTCGTTGGTGTGGGCGCCGCCGGAGTCGATGAACACCGCCGCGATACCGATCTCCCGTCCGCCCGCGTGCCGATACTTCCCCTTGAGCAGCACGTCGAGCTTGTCCCAGCTCGCCTGCTCAGCCGGCGATCCCCATACCACCTGGTAGTCGACGATCCAGTCCTCCATGCCCTCGCCCCAGGCGACGACCTTGAGCTCAAGGCGGTCGTTCTGCGTATCGACGGCGCCAGTCAGCAGTAGGCCGCCCATCGGCACCGTACCGAGCTTGTAGCCGCCAGCCCGCTCCTTGAGTTCGGACGCCTTTGTCTGTTCCTTCTTGCGCTCCCAGCACCGCGCCAGGCGCGTGTTGTAGAACACGATCATCAGTTCGTCGCTGCCCTCGTCCAGCTTCGCGCGGGCGGCGCGGTACTCCAGCAGCAGAGCCTTCCACGGCAGCCAGCCGTACGGGGCGAACATCGCGCTGATGGTGAAGCTCTCGGTCTCGCCATCGCCGGCCACGCCGGTCGACCACTCGCCGCGCGCGAACATCCGGTTCTTGTCGGTCTCGTACATCATCGCACCGCACTCCGCACACGGGTAGCAAGCGCAGCCGGCGTCGTCCTCCTGGAGACGCTCGAACACCAGCGGCTGCTCGTGACCGCAATGCACGCAGTCGGCTAGCGCCTCGCGACGCGTGCCCTGCTTGAACAGGCCTTCGATGATCGAGCGGCCGGCGATCGTCGGCGAGCTGGGGAAGTAGCTCTTCCGGTTGCGCTCGAATGTTGTCTGGCGCGCCTTCGCCAGGGCGACGGGATCGCCCTCGCCGTTGACGTTGGCATCAGCGCGATCGACCTCGTCGAATAGCACGCGGCGTGCCGGGATCTCGGACAGGTTGGCGGCAGCGCCGGCCGTCACGATGTACAGCGACCCGCCGATGTATTCCTTGGTGTCGAGCGTGTTGACGGAATCACGCGAACGGGGCGCCGCGACACGCTCACGCACTGGCGGCACCGCCGCGATGGTCTTGCTCACCCGTGCACTGGTACGCTTCGCCAGCTTGCCAGTCGGCATGATCCACAAGAAGTTCGCCGGCGACTGGTGCACCGAGCAGCAGAACCAGTTCAAGCCGACCTGGGTCTTGAGCATCTGCGATGCGCCCATCAGCGCGACCACCTTGCACGGATGGTTATCGGACAGGGCGCGCATTACTTCGCGGGCATGCGGCGTCCGATCGGTACGGTACTTACCCGACTCGTTCGCACCCGATTCCTTCGGGATGATCATGTGCTCGTCGGCCCAGGCGTCGACGGTCATGTTCGGATCGGGCAGCAGCCCGCGCGCGATCGCCGGGCGTAGGATGTCAGCTGCTGGCGTCAGACCAATCATCCGACGCGATCCTCGAGGTGCACGTCCAGGCGCTCGCCGAACGTGTGCGCCATGCTCTCAAGCAGCGCGCGCATCTCGCGCTCGATCACTTCCTCGCACTCCTCGGCGGTACGCAACGGCGCCACGTCGGCGGCGATGCGGCGCGCGCAGTTCATAAGCCCGTCGCGCAGCGCGCGCGCCGCTTCGAATGCGACGGCATCGACCTCAGTCTTGAGTAGGAATTGGCCGGACATCTCGGCCAGCTTGATCTCAGCGGAGGCAGCCTCCGCTGCCTCCCGGCGAGCGCGGCTCGTATCGTAGCCAGGCACCTTGGCCGGCTTGGCCTCGGACTCCGCACCTCCCGCACCCGCCGGGGTGCTGGCGGGCGCCCCGTTTGCCATGGAGGCAGGTCGCTGGGCGTTGGCGCGCGGGCGGGTATGCTTCTGGTACAGGTGCGTCGCGTAGTCCGGGTCGACCTTCCCATCGGTCACCGGGATGCCGCACCTAGTCACCGCGTCGTACGCGGACTGGCGCGAGATGCCCACGGACTTGGCCCACTCGGCGATGGTTGTCAGGTTTTGCGTCATGTCGATTCGTTGTCAGGTCGTTTGTCAGGAAATGTTTTTCGGTTCCGCTAGTGCGATGACGTGGCCTGAATTACCCTTGCCCGCCCTACCCTAGGAAGAACCTAACCCCCGGGTGGGGGCTGGTCGCGGCATCAGCTGCCGCCGCCACCCGGCCGCGGCCGGTTGAGTTCGGTCTCCCAGTGCACCGGGAAGCGCGCGTCGATGGTTGCCTGGCCCACCTCGTGGAAGCGCAGGCGCTTTTGGTACTGGGTCTGCTGGACGAAGATGAAGACCGGCTTGATGGCGGTCCCGTGAGCGAACTTGCGCTTCATGTACACGCCCGGGAGCAGGCCCTTGTTGCCGTTCGGCAGAACGAAGTAGGTGACGCCTTGACGCGCGATGGTGCGGTTCGAACGCTGGCTGCCGCTGGCGCGCGACTCGTAGCCGGCACCGTGCTGCACCTTGAGCTGGGACAGCACCTGGCGGATCTGGCCGCGGCGGACGTTGCCGTTTGCGTCCAGTTCGGCGCCTGCACCAGGAACAGCGAACCAGCCTTGCGGCATCATGCCGTTCGCCTGCAGCATCCGCTCCATGCCCTTCTGACCGCGCGCGCCGCCGAAGATCTGCGGACCGAGGAAGCGGTCGGCCGGCGTGCCCTTGCCCCACGGGTCATCCTTGACCCACACGCGCGCCTCGAGGCGGTTCCGGTTGGCGGACTTGAGGAACGTGCCGTTCACGGCGTACGTGGTCGGGCGATCGAACACCGAGCGCATCTCGGCCTTGATGGCGTCCTGCACATCCTTGCCCGTACGTGTCAGCGCGATGGCCGCAACGATCGGACCGCGACGGCCCAGTTCGGTGACTTGGTTCGCCACCGCGGGGAAGCTGCTCTTCAAACTCATCCTCATGCCCTGCTCCTCTCAATTTCCGGCTTTGCCGCCTACTTCTCAAACCCTGCAAGTCTGAAACCCGCATGGATACTGCTTCTTGGCAGGGTATGCACACATGCAGGGTTGTTTATGATGTGACGGTCAAAAAAAACACATCGCCCCTGCTACCGTTATTCGCGCCTACGTGCGCAAAACCCGGCTAACCCTACATACCCTGCTGAAACCCACTATCCATGCGGGTTTGCGGCTTGCAGGGTTTGATTACTACTCTGCATAACCCTGCAATGCGCGGTCCGCACGGACCTTGCCCAGCTCCCGGAACTTGGCGATCTGCTTGTCCAATGGGTGCGGGAAATCGGCGTTCTCGACCACGAACACCATCCTGGTCTTCTTGTGCTTGCTGTCGACGGCCACGCTCTTCTTGGCCTTGTGCTCACGCCCACCGATTAGGCCGGCGAACTTGCACAGGGTGAGCGGCTTCTCCCCGCTCTTGTCGCACCACCGCTTGTAGATGATGTACAGGTCCTCCGACAGGCATGAGCAGTACGGCGCATCCAGGTATCCGTCCTTCCAGGCCCGGTGGAATGACATCCAGCCGGCCAGGCCGAACTCGATCACTCGCTCCTTGGCCAGCGTCATGGGTGGCTTGGTGTGCTCGTTGAAGTCGTCCAGCGGCAGCGTCAGCAGAAAGTGGTAGAAGGCTTCGATGGCGCCGTTGGCGATCGCATCCTTGACCTGGTTGTAAAACGCCGGATCCTGCTTGCGCCTTGCCTCGATGACCATGAAGCGCCTGTCTTCCAGCTCGATCGGGATCGGCTGCGGCTCGTTCGAGAGGAACACCGAGTTCATGTGGTTGCGCTCGTCCCGGGCCGGCAGGTTCTTCTCGTTGATGTTCATGGTCTTGCCGGTGATCATGTACTTGAGCGTGCCGTTGTGGCTGTACTTGTCGTCTCGCGACAGCACCTCCTCGAATAGGACGAACAGCTTCTTGCTGCGCCACGACGTGAAGGTCGAGTCCAACTGGTGTTGACTGGCCACCGTGCCGTAATCGCCGAAGATCGGGAGCATCACGCCCTCGAAGAACAGCGACTTGCCGGTGCCCTGCTTCTCGCCGAACATCAGCAGCGCCGTCTGCATCTTGGCGCCTGGGTGCTGCAACGGATACGCTAGCCAGCGCAGGATCCACTCCATGTATTCGTCGGCGCGATCCTCGGCGTCGCACAGCGAGGCCAGGAGTGCGAGGATTGGCTTGATTAGCTCGGGATCGTGCTTCGGCTTCAGCGGCCAGCCCAGGAAGATGTTCACGTGGCTGACCGGGTCGGCCAGCTGCGTCGGGTCGAACACCAGGTTGCGCGCCTCGATGGTCTTGCGCTGTGCATGCTCCTGCCACTTGCCGGTCAATTCGGCCGTGTAGTCGGCGCGCACGGCACCAAGCGACATCACCTGCTGGCCGATCGCGTCCCACACGGTCTCGGTGCCGCGCAGGAGCGTGAGGTTGTCGAGCATCTCGCCCAGCTTGCCGCCACTTCCGTTGCCTTCGACGGCCTTCCCGCCCACAAGGGTAGGAAGGGAATCGCGCAGAATGGTGCGGCGATTTGGGGCCTTCTCCCAGCTGGCGGCCAGTTCCTTGCCGACCCACGCCGTGAACGCCGACTTCTTCAGGCGCTGCTTGCGCCGGCTATCCCATACGTCGGTCGTGGGGTAGATGAGCTGAAAGTGTTCCAGCAGGATTTCCAGCGTGGGCGCGCGCATGTCGGCCTGGATATCCTGCGACTCATCGACAGGAGGCGCGTCAGGCAGCGGTGCTTCGCTCAAGTAGGCTGGAGGCTCTTCGCCCGCCTCCGACGGCTGCGGTCCCTCGGTAACAGTGAGGGCACGGGAGCGCGCCGCCAGTATCTGCTCACGGACGACGTCCAGAGATTCGGCCAAGTACAGGTCATTGAAGTCGGATTCTTTGCTGTCGGCGGCGCGACTGGCAAATACGGGGAGCACCACGGACGCATTGCCCACAGCACGAGCCGCCGCACGCGAACGGGACACGCCAGCGTTCTCGAACTTGAGCTGCTGGACGCGGCGGCCCGCGCGCACATCGACCTCGATGTATGGCGTCTTGGTCGAGTCGTCGCGCCAAGTGGCACGGACACAGACGGTATCGCCGCCGACGCTCACCAGATCGTGGTCCTCGCCGTCGATTACCGGTTTCCATTCGGTGCCGTACTCTTCGAGCAGGAACTCGCCGAGCCGCGCGACGACGCGCATGTCGTCATCGGCCAGAAATAGCAAGTGAGCATCGGGGAAGTTGGCGCGCAATTGCTTTGCGACCATCATCAGGTTACCGGCATTGAATACGACCATGACTGGCGTGTCGAAATCGGTCGCCATGCGTGAGGTCTCGCAGGTCGCATAGCCTTCGCCGATTTCGATCAGCCGGGTTTCGGCGCTTAAGCGGCCAAGCAGGCAGGCACCGCCAACCATATCGATGCCGTAGCTGAACCGCTTCTCACCATCCGGCTGAATGCGCTGCAGGCCGGCCAACGTGGAACCGGTTTCGCTGTACTTCATGACCGGGACAAGCAGCACGCCATCCTGATCGACGCGGGTTTTCTCACTGCCTACGCGCTTGCGCGCGAGATAGGGCGACGGCTGGTCGCTGTCTGCTGCTGCGGCCCAATCCCGGCGAGCACGGCCGGCAGCTAGCTCGGCCTTGCGCTGTTTGCGCTCGGCTTCCGCGCGCTCATGCGCGGCCTGCTTGCGCTCGGCTTCGGCTCGCTCTTCTGGCGACAGACCGACCCAGTCCATTTTGACCGGGATGGAGTTCGGGTTTTGCCCTTGCCAGATACCAAAGGCGCCAGTCACAACCTTGCGGCCAGACTTGAGCTCGATTTCGCGTAGGACGTACCAGGCCTTCTTCTTGGGGCCAAATCGTTGCGCCTTGCCATTCAGGACAGGGTGGCCGTCCGGCAGCCGGGGCAACCCCTCCGCAGCCATTTGCTGTACGACTTCCTCACGCGTCAGCATGATCTGCTCCCTTCATCGCGCGGGCCTCGGCAAGCATGCATTGCAGGTGCGCGAGGATGCGTGCTTTCTCTGCTGGGCTGCGAGAGGCCGGCACGTCAGTGCATACCTCCCACTCAACCTGGTGCACTTTTTCGTCTTGTTGCAGATCAGCTGTCATTGGAACGATTCGGTGGGACACCGGCCACGGCTGGCCGGCAGTAAATCTGGAACATCAGGGCCATCAGCTCCTGGGTGGTCTTATGCATCTGCTGGGCGATCTCTTCGAGATCCGCGCGCTCCCGACGATTGATTTCACCATCGGCGATTGCAGCCGTGTACGTCGCCGACAGGCGGCCAAGCTCAACATACAGCTCGTGGAACTTGCCGTGCAGCGCTTCGTCGCTGGCGCCCTCGCCTTCCGGCAACTGGATGAAAACGCCGCCGCTTGCAGCTGCCACGGCCTGGGCGAAATGCGTTGTACCGGCATGCGCCTGGATCAGCAAAGCAGTGGTGACGCGCATGCCGCTGCCCTTGACTTCGTACACCCGCGCCTCAAGCGCAGAGCGCGCCATACCCAGCGTGGCGGCGGTGCCATTCCAACCGTGCACCTTGATCATTTCTTGGTAAGCGGACAATAAATCCACAGTGTTTCCTTCCATTCCTTGGGTGTTGCGATCCGATCAAGATGGGTAACCTTGTGCAACCCTGCTAACAAAAAATTTCCTATGTGCAACTTACAGACCGAACGAAAGTTCCACCGCCGCGCTGGGGATGACACCTTGGCTTTCGAATTAACCGTGCACGTTCAGAAGGGACCGCTGGTGATGCTCCGCGCACATCTCACATCGAGCGGCATCGTGTGGAGCTATGAACTGGGCTCAACACTCAACTCCGGATCAGGTTCCGTCGCGACTCCATGAAGGCGCGCGAGTTGCTGTAAGCCGCTGACGACGGCATAGGTCGGGCGCTTGATTCCAGCTTTGCCCGCTTCCATGTCGCTAATCGACGTTTGCTTGAGGCCCACCGCGCTACCGATTTGCGCTTGGGTCAACCCGGCCTTCCGAAGGCCCGAAATCGTATGAGGAATGTCCATGCCAAACATTATGGGAACTCCGGTATTTCCTGTCAACCGGAATTCCGGTTTAGTGCTGTTAGATAATATCGGTATGTCGATAGGAGCCAGAGTAAAGCAGGCCCGCAAAGCTGCCGGCATGACTCAAATTGAGTTGGCAGCACGTGCTGGGCTGAAGCAAAGCACCATTTCCGATCTTGAGGTTGGAAAGTCACAAGGGACAACGAACGTTGCGTCTCTAGCCGCTGCTATGGCGGTGAATCCTCTCTGGCTTGAAACCGGCAAAGGCTCGATGTCGCCAAGCCCGGTCCTAAGCCCAGAGCCTGGCCCCGACGACAGTCCGTTCATGAAAAGCGCGGTAGCGATTCGCATCGGTGACGAGCCACAGACCGTACCGATTCGCAAGGTGAAATTACGACTCCGCGCGGGCGTAGCTGGCTATGAAACCGAGCCGGTGCTGGAAGATGGTGGCGTCCTTCACATGCCCCTCTCCCTAATCGAAGCGCATCAGCTAATCCCTCATCAACTCCTTGCGATGTACGTGAAGGGGTGCAGCATGGAACCGATGTTGTTCGAGGATGACCTAGTCGTTATCAACACTGCCGATAAGACACCGCGTAACCGCGAGCTCTATGCAGTAAATTTCGACGGCGAGGCGTGTATCAAGCAATTAATACATAAGGCCGGACAGTGGTATCTGCATTCACTGAATCCCGACTTCGGGCCACTGAATGTGCGTAGCGGTCAATGCGACATCGTTGGCCGGGTGGTGTACCAACCTGGTCGCATGGTGACTGGCCGCCTGTAACCGGCCGCAAATCGAATAGGGGAATACATGGCGCTGAAGCCCTGCAGGGAATGCGGAGCGAAGATTAGCACTGAAGCGGCGGCCTGTCCGCAGTGTGGCGCACGGCCGAAGAAGTCAATGGGACCAGTCGGTCGGCTTCTTCTTGGTCTCATAGTATTGGCGGTGGTGATACGAGTCTTCTCACCTGGCTCAACGTCCGACGTCACCCCCGACAAACCGAAGCCAGTCAAAATACCGGAACAGATCGCCGCCGAGAAAGCGAAAGAGGTGCGGTTTCAACGCACCCTAGTAGTCGTGAAAACCATCAAGGAGTCGTTGCGCGATCCAGAGTCAGTCAAATGGCGGAATATCCTCGCCAATGAAGATGCGAGCGTCGTCTGCGTCGAATACCGCGCCCGCAACGGCTTTGGCGGGGTGAACCTTGATCATGTTGTGTACGTCAAACAACAGCTCAGCACCACGAATGCTAGTTGGAATCGTTATTGCGCGAAAAAAGAACTGTACGACATGCATCTCATCGGTAAAGCCGTAAGCTAATCTCGTTCCTTAGATCTGGCTCCGTTATCCGGAGCCATTTTTTGACGACAAAATACCGGAATACCGGTTGACTTAGAATACCGGAACTCCCATAATTGCTCTATCAACCTTGATGGAGCGCACATGAACACCTACCGCGTCATTGTCCGGACTGCCCTCGCAGCCCACGTCTGCAACATCCCAGCCGACTCGACGGCAGAGGCTGCGGAACTCGCCGCAACTCAGTTTGCGAGCGTCCCGTGCGGTATCAGCGTCAAAGGCGAGGTGACTGCATGAACCGCGCCAAACGCACCCCGCTCTCGGCCGCAATCGCCGCCGCGCAAGAATTCAAATCGCTGCTCGACCGCCTCCCCGCGAACACTCCACTTTTTCCAGGCCGCCCGAAACGTCTGCGTGAAAGCGCGAGCTACGCTCACGCTTGCTCACTCCTCCAAGAGGCGACCCCGCAAGATTTGCAGATTTCCGAGGGCATCGGCGACGAGAGATGGGTCGTATTGCCCTTGCCGTGTGTCGTACCCAACCAAGGAGCAGACGTTCCAGCGAACCAGCTCGAGCTTTTCGCTAGCGTAACCGTCACGATCGCCCAACTCGCCCTCCAAATCGTTGACGAGTGCCGTGGTAGCGGCGAAGACGGCCGCCTTCTCGAAATCGGTACGCGCTTGCGTCGCAAGGTCGATTTGGCGGGCGAGAAGGTCGAGGGCGAGCGGAATGCTGTTCATGAAGATCCCTTGAAAGAAGTTGTCGGACGGACATTGTGCCATGGCGAGGAACTCGTCGATCAATTGCTGACCTCGGCCTTTGATCCAGCGAGTACACGCACGCGCCGCAGTGCGGCTTACAAGGCTGGCGCCCATTTCTATCTCCATTTCAAGGCAACGGGCTGCGAATTGCCGTGCACATCTGCGCCGGGCAGCGCCGAGTTTGACGCCTATTGCGCAGGCATGGATGAAGGGCGCGCTATCTGGAAGCGTCATCAAGCCGAGGCCGCTCAATGATCCCCGCATCCGCCTTCCGCGACGCGATCAAACGATGCGTTGCTAATGCATCCAAAGACGCTCCGGCTGACGAAGAACGCCGCCTAGCCAACTTCGTTGCCCGGCTCTCGGCCTCGATGGAATCGCTTGGCGACCATGAACTTGACGCGATGCTTTGGGGGCTGCTGGACAGCCCCGAGCCTACCCGAGTCGCCCCGGCGTTCCCGCTGATGTCCATCCAGGCGGCGTGACATGGGCTTCCTCGCTCTCTACCGCTACTACCGTTTCCTCGGCAAGCCGATGCTCCAGGCCGTGAGCCTCGCGCGCGCGCGCCGGATGCCGAGGCGGTAGCCATGCACCGCATTTCGCCAGATCGCGCCGCCCTCGAAGTTGCGCACCGCGCGCTCCGCACGGAGGCTCGACTGGACGAGATGCTCGAACACCCGGCCCTCAAGATCATCTTGGAGGCCGTCGCCCGCCGGCACATGCAGCGCCGAGCGCGGGTCGATGTGAAGAAGCTGCAGGCCAACGACCAAGATTGACCACCAGATGACAACACCGAACAGCCTCACCCCGAAGACCGCTTTCGTCTCGCTGAAAGTAGCTGCCGAGGACAAGAACAATCCGAGCGTATCAAAGGTAACCTCATTCGCGGTCGACCCGCTGGTCCTGAAGATCAGGGAAGGCTTTAACGCCCGTCCGCTGAATCAAGAACACGTTGACGCAATGGCTCTGGCTCAGCGCAACGGGGCAGTCTTCCCTCCGCTTGACGTCTATGTCGAAGACGGCGAGATCTTCATTGTCGACGGCCACCATCGCCATGCCGCCACGTTGAAGAACATCTCCGAAGGCTTCGAGATCAAGTCCTTGGAGGCGCGCCACTTCCGCGGCAACGACGCCGACCGCGTTGCTCACATGCTCAACAGCGCCTCTGGTCTGGCGCTCACCCCGCTCCAGCTCGGCGTCCAATACCGGAAGCTCATCGGCTTCGGCTGGACCGAGGAGCAGATCGCAAATCGTCGCGGGAAGAGCAAGCAGCACGTCAAGGACATGATCCAGCTGGCCGAAGCGAACAGCGACGTGCACCAGCTGGTCAACGCTGGCCAGATCTCGGGCACCGCGGCGCTCAAGGCGGTCAAGCAGCACGGCAGCAAGGCCGGCGCGGTTATCCAGGAAGGCCTGGAACATGCCAAGGCCGAGGGCAAGGAGAAAGTCACCCCGAAGACGTTGGCGCGTCGCTCCAGCCCCAGTGTAACCGACAAGCAGATCGTTGACTGGATGGTTAAGAACGTCAAATTCAGCCAGGCATACATCAGTGATAAGGCGCGCTACTACGAGCTCGACCTGTCCGTGCCGCCCGGCGCGGCGGACAGTGACGATCTGCGCACCCTGATCGCCAACGCTATTTCCCACAGTACTACCACCTGAAAGGAACACCATGATTCGCAAGATCATTGGCCCCGGCTCGCCTGTCAAGTTCGACAGCGAAGCAGGCCCGCAGCAAGGCACGGTCGCTGAAATCCTCACCGACATCGGCAACGGCGCCAAAGTCGCCTTCGTACGTGTCGCCGGCACCCTGGACGGCGCGCCGTGGCGCGTCCCCGTCAATGAGCTGCAGCACGTGGAGGCTGCGTAATGTGGTTCAAAAACCTGCAAATCTATCGGCTGCCTGCACCATGGAGATTCGGCCACGAGCAACTTGAGCAAGCGTTGAAGAGTCAAAGCTTCGTTCCAGCCAGCAGCAATGAGCTGGTGCGCCAGGGCTGGGACTCTCCGCGTCAGAACGGCAGCCTGGTGCATGTGGTCAACAGGCAGATGCTGATTATGCTCGGCACCGAGAAGAAGCTGCTGCCGGCATCGGTCATCAACCAGGTGGCCAAGGCCAAGGCGGCCGAGCTGGAAGAGCAGCAGGGCTTCCCGCCAGGCAAGAAGGCAATGAAGGAACTGAAGGAACGCGTGGCCGACGAACTGCTGCCGCGCGCCTTCACGCTGCGCAGCAACGTCTGGACCTGGATCGACCCGGTCAATGGCTGGCTGGTGGTCGATGCAGCGAGCCCGGCGAAGGCCAACGACATCGTCAAGCTGTTGCTCAAGGCCGTCGACAAGATGCCACTGGAATCGCTGCGCGTGCAGCGTTCGCCGGTGGCCGTGATGACCAGCTGGCTGGAAGCCGATGAAGCGCCGTACGGCTTCACGATCGACCAGGACACCGAGCTGCGCGCGACCGGCGAAAGCCGAGCTGCGGTGCGTTACGTCAAACATACGCTCGAACCAGACGACGTGGGTCGCCACATCGCCGCCGGCAAAAAATGCACCCGCCTAGCCATGACTTGGAAGGATCGCATCAGCTTCGTGTTGACCGAAGACTTGGCGATCAAGTGCATCAAGCCTCTGGACGTGATCAAGGAAGGCGAAAGCCCGACCTATAGCGACGACGAGCGATTCGACAACGATATCGCCCTCATGGCCGGCGAACTCGCGCAGTTGCTCGCTGATGTGGTGACCGCACTGGGCGGGGAAGCAGACTACATACCCGCCGGATCGCAGAAGGATGCGCCCGCACACAAGAGCGCTGCTCAGGAGGCGCTGCCAGCATGAACGCCGCCACCGCCCTCACCGCTCTTACAAGCATGGCTTCTGCTTTCCGGAATGCGGTCGAATCGGCAGCCCATCCTTCCAGCAAGCCACATCGGGAAGCAACTCGCTTTTTCGCCAAGCGAAGTGCCGAGGTAAAAACAGCCATCGTGCTGCTGAGCCAAGAGCGCGAGAAAGCGTGGATTCCGGTGACTGAGAAGCTCCCGGACGCTGATCTCCTGGTGCTGATTGCCCTGAACGATGACGACGTATGGACCGGCTACCGCGACGGCGATATCTGGCGCTATGTCGACGCCATGCCGATCACCGGGGAGCGGGTCACGCACTGGATGCCTATGCCAGCACCGCCGACCAGGAGCGCAGCATGAGCAGCTGGGGCATGCCGAGCAGGATTAGCAGCGATCTCTACCGGGAGCGCACTGCTGCCGAGCCGCCAGTTACGCTACGTCGCAAGAAGTGCACATGCGGAAAGGTCGTCACGGCCAAGCAGCTCGTCCAGTACGGCGCGTGCGCGTCGTGCGTGCGAGCCGCAGCCAAGCAGGTCAAGGAGGCCGCGTGACTGGACCAGTACCGACCAACCAGGACGAGCCGAACGACCCAGCCGCCTACCGCGCGCATCTGCTGTTGCTCAAGTCGATGCACTGCGCACGTCCGGTGGTCTACCAGGAGAAGAACCACTTCATCACCTGCCTAACCGCCAACCGCGACGGCGGGCACATCTCGATGACCGTCTACTTGGCCGGCATCGCTGGCGGCATCGACAGCGACGAAATCGAAGTGCGGCCAACGAATAAGGAAGGAACTCTAGCATGACCCACATGACCCTGCAGGCGGTGCGCCAGCTAATCGCCAACGACTCGTATGCGATCACGTTTCAGTCAATCGAGCAGTATCGCGCCACGCTGCTGCGCCACTTCGATAACCTTGCTGGAGACGCGGTCGCGAGCCAACAGGTGCTGGGAGCGACAGAAGACCATGTGCTGATGCCACGCCGCCTGACCGCCAAGAACGGCGCCAAGTCGCTGTTCCTGGGTGAGTTCAGCGAAAGCATCCGCGTGACTTGCCACGAATGCGACGGATCGGGCGAGGACAGTGAATATGACTCGGGTTGCGTCGAATGCGGCGGAGATGGAACGATCGAGCAGAAGGTGGCTGTCGAGTGGGACACCATCAAGCGCATCTACGAAATGGCCGTCGAGCACCTTGCTGCTCCCTCTGCGCCAGTAGTGGCACAGCAGCCGCCAGCACAAGCCAAGCCTCTGCCAGCCGAGCCGGGCTGGATCAGCGTGGACGAGCGCCTGCCGGAGAATGGCAAGGACGTGATCATCCTGCACTGGCCCTATGACAACCACGAGAACGAGCGTGTCGCCAACACTGCGTACCACATCGACGGCGTGTTCTACGACGAAGACGGCAACAACATGCACCCGCCGTCGCACTGGATGCCATTCGTGATTCCGCAAGACGCCCCATCTCTCGCATCGCTCCAACCCAGCGAGGCGGGAGAACAGAAAGGCGGTGCAGC